AAAAATATTTTGTATATTTGTACCACTTTGTAATAAGCCCTTTTTATTCCACACCCATTTTGGTTGTGTAGATTTAGAAAGGTCTAAATGATGGGATTTCCCATCAATATGATTATATATGAGGATAAAGGTGGATTTTCCAATCATAACGAACAAAAACGCAAGTTCATTGTTCATCGGGTGTTTTTCTAAATCACACCATATAGGAACTACAATAGATGGTTCAGATTCCCATCTTTTGATAAATTCTTCCTTCTCTTTGTTAGATTCAACTATAATCATCCAACAAATATAAGAAAAATATTTTAATTATCCAAATTATTTTTGATGAAATTGTAAAAGGTTGGGTAAGTACAATGAAAGTTTAGGAATCTTTTTTGATGCAATTCTAATAGATTCTGAGTTTGATTTTCTAACATCAATAGGGTCTCCAGTTATTCTCCAATCCAAAGATATATTAGAATATAAATCTGAGGTTTGTATATCCGAATATCTATTTTTACTAACTTCATATATAACAGAATCCAAATCGTTAGCTTTTTGTACAAAATATCTTACCACATATCCTCTAACATAATCATTTTCTTTTGGGGATGGTATAGACACAGATACTTTGGGTATTATTAATAAAGTACCCTTTTCTCTTTTTAATCTTTTATATCTACCTACTCCCATTATTGTACTTGTCTATATAATCCTTCTACTTGAGTTTCCCATTTCATACCCTCAATAGAATGTGTAATTGCATTTATTTGAAATAATCCCTTATCTTTATACTTTGAAGGAATTCCAACAATATTAAACATATCACCTCGTCTTAATCCACTATTTCCCAAAATTGTAAATGTATATTTAATTGGTAATGGTTGTGATAATCTACCACTGTTATTTCCTAATAGTGAATTTTGTTTTATTACATCAAATAAGTTAGTATCTTTAAATGTATATATTTTAAAAGTTTGATTGAATGTCTTTTCATCCTCTTGTGTTTCTTGTGTGATTAAATCATCATCTAATATTTTAGTAATATTAGTTATGACGGTTGGATTTGGTACTATATCCAACTTATCTACACTCGATGATAAATTATTTTTCTTTGTTTCTTCTGATTTTTTTCGCAACTCTGTATTTTGCTCTTCCAATTGTTTTAATCGTTGAGCTTCAGGAGATGAACCATATACAGTTCTTACACTAAATGCTGAAGTTGTAGTGGATTTTAGTAATTCACCATTTGCACTATATTCATATGTTGTACTACTTGATTGAGTTCCGGTAAAACTACGTGTAGAACCTGCTTTTATATCATCGATTTCTTCATTATTAGTTGTTATTTGTTCTTCCTGCCCTTTTATTGTATTTAAATCCACCTCATCAGTTTCAGAAACATTACCTCTTATAGTTACCGATTTCATAAATTTATCTACACCTTTAGCAAAAAATGTTTTACTATTTACTTTTAAAGTTGGAGCATCTTTATTTACAGAAGCACCCAATCTTGTACTAATTATTTGATTTGCCATTTCACCAGGAATATCAATAGTTAGAGCAGAATTTAAAAATTTAGATTTTTCACCATTGTGATAAAATTCCTTTGGTTCAGTTGGTTTTTGTCCTACCCAATTTCTATCAACTATCGATAAAACTAAATTACCATTATTATCCTCATCTTCAACTATTTGAAAATTCCAAAAAGAGTTTACAGCTGATGAAAGTTCATTTAAGATATCATATAATACTTCTCTAATATTTTTGTTTACTGATGTAAGTTTATTAGTTAACATATCTTCGTTGATATATAAATTTTTTAGATATCCCCAATATCCTCCTTCTTCTGTATGTCCTTTTGTACTTCGACTAAATTGCGTAAACGATATATCACCTATTTTATTTTCAACAGGGGTATCTATAATACCTGTTCCTTGTTTATTAGAATACGCAGGTGGTTCAGTTTGTAGATAATATTTTTCAAAATCAGGAAGTCTACCAGGTATTAGTAATGATTCCGGTTTTGTTGAAAATATAAGAGGAAATGAACCTATTTTAGTGTTTGTTATATCAATAGTTGCTTTTAATTGTTTATCACCAACAGTATAACTAGTCAAACCACTTGCTGTTATTACATCCAATGCTCTTTCAAATCTTATGTATTTATTTTTAGAAAATAATTTTTCTTTCTCAACTTGAAAATTTTGAACTTTTATTTTATCACCTGTTCCGAATAGTTGTTGAAAAAAACTACCTTGTAACCAAGAATTTATATTTTCAGTAATTAAACCATCACAATTTACATAATCATTTATTGTAAATTTTGGTTTTAGTGATAAAACATCTGCCGTTTGTCTGTGAGCTGGTAGTGAATTGAAAAATGTTGCAAATCTTCTATCTAATGCCAATTGTGGTGCTTCAGCTTCAGTACCTTCTTTAGTTAAATCTATTTTAGGAAAATCTCTAGAACTTCTTACGGTATCAATTTTTGTCCCTTCTGCGATTGTTTGAAATATTACGTTTTGAGATTGTAAATATGTTGGTAATTCAGGAGTTCCTCTTAATTCAATTTCTAATGAGAAATTTTCACCATCATTTCCAACAGAACCACCTACAATAAATCCCAACATATTATCATAATCACCATTAGTATTAAGTGCTTTTGCTCTAATAGCTTTTTGTTTTAAATTTCCACTGGAAGCTAATGATGGTATTGAATTTTTATTAGATGTTGAAATAAGTCCAGCCGCACCATCTTCAGTATTCCATCCCCACTCACAAAATACATTGTAACCAGGTTCCATAAAATATTGTTGAAGTAATTCTAATTGTTCTAATGAAAAAGCGGTCATTGATATCTTACCACTTCTTGAAATTTGGTCCTCACCTTCAGTAAATTCCAATGCGGTAACTATTGGTGATGGTCTTAAACTTCTACCTACATCTGGATTAATTAGATTACCATCCCAATCTCTACCTAAAACTCCACCATAACCAGCTTCAGTAATTTTTCCACCATGTCCATAAATACCACCTTCACCGGCAGCTGCAAATAGTTTAACATCTGGATTAGAAATCATAATCAATCCATCACCAACACCACTAAATAATCTTACCCAAACATTTAAGTTAGAGGCATCGGTATTAGTTCTTTCGGTAATTTTTTTGAATATATCACCATTTATGCTAGATAACTTTGGCCACATTAGTTTCTAAATTTATTAACGATTTCTATGTAGTTTTGTGGGATTCTTAAAATTGTTCCATCTTTTAAACCAAATGGAGCGTTGTGTATATTATTAGCCGCAGCTATAACCCACCAATAAGATGCATTATTATAATACTGATAAGCAAGTGTATCTAATCTATCACCAGTTTCAGTAGCAACATAAATATCAGTATCTCTTAATGGAATCTCAGGATATATCTTTGAACGATATACTGTTCTTCCATCATTTAATTTTTTAGTTTCGTTATTTTGGTATCTACTTGCCATAATTTATTTAAGTTCTGGTTCCAAATGAATAATATTTTCCGCCTTCTACACTACTTCTTTGTTCAATAAATTTAAATGTAGTATCTACACTAATTACTCTTGGAAGAACATATCCATCCATTGGTTCTACCTCTTCACCATCCGAATTTGTTATACTTCCTCCAATTTCCCAAGGTGTATTATCATCAAAAGTATATCCAATACTTTCTATAAATCCTTCTTTTCTTTTATATAAATCACCTATTGTTAACTTTAAAAATGGTGCAGTTACATATCCAGCATCACTTTCAAAAGATTGTGGATAAACTAATGATGTTAAAAAGTTTAATCTATTCCAAGCAGCTTTATGTTCTTTTGGATTTAAAGAAAATACTTTAAATGCAAATGATACACTTCTTTCTAATCCATCATATGTATAAAAGTTAAATGGGTTACCAATAAATTTATTAGAATTCCAAGATGGTGATAGTGATTCATTTAATCCAGTAATTGTTGCTAAGAAATTTACTGCTTTATTTTGTTTTACTGATTCGAATTTTAGAACTACTTTATCTAATTCATCTATTGATTCTAAATTATCTATTTTTGGAGGACTATCTAAATCATATTCAGAAAAAGTATTTAATCCAATACCAAATGATGATTTATTATCGTTTGATTTTGAAAAGTTATCTATATTTTCTAATCTTTTTTTAATTTTTGCTTTAGTTAGTTTACCCTCTCTATTTATTTCTTTATTTAGTTCTATATCTGGAAATGGTGAATTTTTTAGTAAACCAAATTCTCTATTTTCTTCAGAATCATCTGATTTTACAACAAATTTACTTGGAAGTTCAAATGTACTTTTTTCTTTACCTAAAATTCCATAGTTTTTAGTTTCAACACTTGTTATAGATGGTTTAAAAAAAGATGAATAAGAAGAACCACCTGCATCAAAGAAGTTTCCAGCATCACTTACAAAGGTTGGAAGTGAACTATCAAATGTGGTTAAAGATGTTCCAGCTGATGTTGTGGATAGTCGATTATTCTGAGTATTTGGTCCGTAGTTCCTTACTATTTTTGCACCACTAGCAAACGCTGGAAATTTATCAAAATCATAATTATTTTGAGAAGGTGCGTTACCACCTCCTACTAATTTATCTCTTAATAAACCCTTTCCAAATTTCATTGCTTCACCAATAACCTTACCTTTTAGTTGGTCTGGGTCAGTCAATGAACCCAATCCACCTTTTAGTAATCTACCTAATAAAGAACCATTCGAACTATCTTTAATATCAGTTAAAACTTTTTGATAATCTTTTTGTATATTATTTGTAGTTTCTAAACTACCTTTTGTTGGGTCTGAAAAGTTCTTTGTAAATGTTGGTGTAGCTAATGTTGGAATACCTAATGTTTTTGTTGCAAATGTTCTAACCGATTTGAATACTTTACCAATTGGACCCGATGGTAGTGCACCTGATGATTCCAATTTCATTTCAGCTAATGGAGCAGTTTCTCTTAAAACCATTCTACCCAACTCTGGCCCATATAATAAAGGCTGAGAAAGTGTACCTAATATTCTGATACCTGTTGTTTCTTGTTCTAAAACAGTTTCTTCTAATGTACTACCATTACCACTTCTAAGTCTATTAACCAACTTCATCGTTGTGGTATTGATTACAGGTGAGTTAGATGATAACTCTATTTTATTAGCATTTCTAACGGCATATTTTTGTTCAGCCGTTTGTCCAGCTCCTATATCTTTATTCTTAAATAATTCTTCTAATGTAGGCATATCTTATACAAAGCCGTAGCTATTTTTTTGAGATTTTCCAACCACTCGTCCAACTCCTTGTGTAACTCTTCGTCCATCCATATAAACATCCTTAGTTTCTTTAACAGCTGCTATAAGAGCATCCATCTTTCCATTATCACCACCACCTCCTAAATTAGTTCCTGCGATAAAAGAATCATTATTGTTTAATGCAATTGTACCTTTACCAGCAGTAGTAACCATAGTATTTCCATATCCAGCAGGAACACCCGCCATATCATCTGCAATAGCTGGAGGTTTGGACATTAAAGAGGCTAATCCAGCAACCGCACCAACAGCAAGTGGAATACCCAATCCAAATGGAATTGAAGCAAAACTACTAAATATTTTTGGTATAGCTGAAAAGAAATTTGCTATAGCCGTTCTTTTAGACATAACATACATTGTAGTTAATCCGGCAATAATAGCAGGTAAAACACCTGGTATAGAATTTAAGAATCCAAAAATACCTCCAACAACTTGCATTATTGGATTTAATACTTCAAACATACCTTGTAGTAATGGAACAATAGCTGTACCAATTGCTGCTGCTATTCCTTTAAAAGCATTACCCATTTTATCAATTTGTCCTTGCATTTCTTGTTGTTTAGCAAATTGGTCAACCTGAGATGCTAATTGCTCTTTATTTATATTAGAAATATCTAAGCCTTGAGATATAGCTTCCTCCGCTAATTTTCTTTGGTCTGATGATAATGAGTTTAATTTTTCTTGAGCGTTTAATTGTTTGTTGATTTCTTCAACACTCATACCAGCCGCTTTGGCTAATTGTTGTTGTGTGAAGTAATCTTTTTCTCTGAAATCTCCACCTCTTTGAAGTTGTCTTAATACTTCTTTTTGAGCTTCAACAGTTTTACCAGCTGCTGCTAATGAACGAGCTTGAGTTAAATTAAATTGTCCACCAACAAAAGTTGCTGCTACTAACTCATCTCCAATATTACTTTGAAAATCTAATAAGTGTTCGGTTGTTGCTGCTACTGATTTTAAATTTGTTCCTAATCTTCTAGCTTCAATTGCTGATTTAGCTAATGCTTCAACATCACCTTGGAAAAGAGTTGATGTGATTTCAGCATTTTCAGCAATATCTTCAAACACTTTAGCAGGTGCAACACCAGCTAATTTAGCCATATTAGCTACTTGTAATTGAACACCAGCAGATGTTTCTGAAGTTAATCCTCCGATTTGTTCAAATATACCTTGTACTTTTGCAGCTGAGTCTGCTGATACTCCAAAGTTAGTATTTAATAATGTTAAACCAGCTACTACCTCATCTCCAAAATCAGCAATATCACTAAATTCAGATTTTAATCCAGCTACAGTATCAAATACTTTATCAGCATCTACACCCATAGCAGCAAACTCACCAGTTATTTCATTTGCCTGAGATTTAATACCCTCCATTTGAGAGTTGGTTAATCCAGTATTTTCTCTAAATTTACCAGCTGATTCATCTAATTTAGTAAATGATGATAATGCAGCTATTGCAACTGATGCTAATAAAACCATTGGAAGAGCACCATTCATTAATGCTTTTCCAAATTTTTCTGCACCATTGTACATATCCTGAAGAGGACCTGGTAAAGATTCAAATACACTTTTTCTTTCTTCAGCAATTGTATTTAATCGCTCTTCCTTTTGTCTTAATTGGTCTGTCTGTAATATACCTTTTCTAGCTAATTCATATTGTTCTTTAGTTAAAGAACCTCTTTGTGCTTCTAAATCTCTTAAATCTTTTTGTAGTTGACTTGTTCCTCTTAAATTATCTTCAGCAGCTTGGGTTGCTTTGGCTTGATTAAGTAAATCATCACTTACATCTCCTAATAAACTTAATCGAGTTTCTATATTTATTCTTTGTTCTTTCCCAAATTTAGTTTTTGATTCTTCGTATCTTACTTCTCTAGCTTTTTCTTTTGCAATTTGTTGACCTATACCAATTAAAGCAGTAGAACCTTTAGCGGTTCCTTTAATTTGGTTTTGTGTTTCTTTATTTAGTTTAGAATAATTCCTAGCAAATGAGTCAAACGAATCAAAATAAGCCTCCTCTACTTTTATTCTTTTTTCAATTGTAGCTAATTTACTCTTTTCAGCTTCAAGTTGTCTTTTTTGTTGTGAACTTATTTTGCTACCTAGTTTTTCTAGCGCATTGACAAGTTGCAGCTGTTCTTTATATCGTTTATTAAGTTCTTCGCTTGCCATTTATAGAAATATTATAATTTAATCTATTTTTATACCATACTTTTTAAGTATATCCATAGTAGCTTTATCTTTTTTGATATACTTACCAGCTTTTTTATTTAAATCACCAATTTCTTTATCTATCTTTTGAAGAATAGGGTCATTCTTTATCAAATCATCAATATCTTTTGGTTTTTTCTTTTTACCAAAAAGACCAAAAAACTCATTAATGTTTTCTTTTGAAATCTTATATCGTGCCATAGTTTTATTATGTAATTATACAACTATAAATATTGAAATACAAAAAAAGTTAGGATAAAAGAAGGATTACTTCCTTACCCTAACTTTAGAAGGTGGTTTGATTTTTTTGTTTGCCTTATCGTATTCTTCTTTTTCTCTCTTTTTAGCTTCTGCTAATTTATTATAATAGAAGTTTCTGAGGTATGTTGGCATTTTATATACATCGAACTGATTAAATCCATTACCATAGTAACACAACTGAAAAATTTGGTCGTGTAATTGTGAACTATGATTCTTCCCCAGGCCAAAAAAAGTTAACGCCTAACTGAATAGGCACTTCCTCCTTTTCACCATCTGGATGCTCATAAGTATAAATCATATCCATATCAGGTTGGATTTTCTTGACATGGTTCCTGAATGCTCTACTATCTCTAACCAACATATTTGATACAAATTTAGTAATAACTCCTAAATCTGAGTTATCATCGACTGATAGTATCATATATCTTAATCTAGTAGTGATATCAAAGGATGCATCTTTGTTAAACTTTTCTAATGCTGTGATATCTTTTTCAATTGCTTTCTCATCACCATGAGTCAACAATTTAAATACCAATTTATTTTTTCCAACAGGGGTTGTAAATTCAAACTCATTTTTGTTGTTAAATCCAGATAAATCAACTTCTTTTGTTTTTACTTTACCTAAATGTACAACTGCTTCAGTTTCTTCACCTGATACAATAGAATAAAATTTCATTGGATACTCAGGTCCATATCCTAATACTCTGGTTGCAAGGATGATTGCGTTTTTATCACCAATTGTGATATCATCAATATTTACATCATCAACAATAATGGATTCAAATAGTTTATCTAACACAATTCCTTTTTTGATTAGGTTTTGTGAAGATAAAATATCTTCTTCCTTAGCTGTCATATACTTTAAAGTAACTTTACCAGAGGAAAGTGGATTATCTGATGGGTAAACTTTACCCTCAGATGGTAAATCGATAACTTCGGTTGGGAAGTCAAATTGTTTTTCGCTCATAATTAACCTTTATTTGTTGTATATATAAGTATATCAAAATAAAAAAGTTGTAAAACGAAAAAAGGTTCTCACTAAGAGAACCTTCTTCAAATATATAGATAGTAGTGGATAATATCTTAAAATTCTAAAATAGCGTAATCGTATGAAAGAGTTAGTTCGATATCAGCTGGGTCATTCGATGTAAAATCTAAATCATTGAAGTTAGCTGCCTGAATAAATGCACCTTTTAACTTCCATTGTTCGATTTTATCACCAACAGGCCCTAACATATAGAAATCGATATCTTTTTTGTAGAAATCTGCGTATCCTTTTCTACCAGTTAAAGATTCGTATCCTAATCTTACCCATTCCATAACCTGTTGTGCTCCAGAAGGAACAATTGGGTCATACAATGTGATTGTGATATCTTGCCACTCACCCTTACCTTGTAATTTTCTGTAAGTGTTGATGTGGTCTAACTTCACAGTTTCGAAATTGATAGATGGTCTAGCTGCAGTTTTTATCAAGTATGATTGAATACCATCAATCTCCATGATATACCTGTTCTTCATCTTCGGTTCGAAGTTTGTGAACATCATTTCGTTAAATTCTAATACTTCTGCCATTTTATTATTTCCTCTTTTATACTAATAAATATTAGTTATTCACTTTTTTGTATTATGCTGAGAACGATGCTCCAGTTGGTAAGATGTTGAAGTCAATTACTATGAATTCAGCTGTCTTAGCAGGTTGTAGGAAAATCTGTCCAGCAAGTATGTTTCTATCAACCACATCAGGTGTGTTGTTAGTCTCATCCATAACTACTTTAAATGCGTACAATCCTTGTCTTTGTTGGATACCTTCTAAGTAAGGTTGTACAGTGTTGATGAATCTACCTCTAGTCGATGCCGTATTTTGTTCGAATACTAAGAATCGAGATGTAGATGCCACAAATTTCTTAACATTGATTAATAATCTTCTAACATTGATTCTATCTAATGCTGATGCTTTATCTTGCAATGTTTTCTGTCCGAATGCCACAATACCTTGTCCAGGGAATGAAGCGATTGGGTTTACTTTATTTTCATATAGAGTATCTCTTTCTGAATGAGTCAATCTATTCAATACTGAAACTGCTCCAATAATACCTCCTCTATTTAAACCAGCAGGTGCGAACCATTCAGCTGCAATAGCGTCATTAGCTGCATATACAGCAGGTAATAGTACTGAAGGTGGTACACTTACTAATTTGTTAGTGTTAGAATCTACAGTCTTAACCCAAGGATAGTAAGAACCTACATAGTTCGAATCGATTGAGTTAGCTTGAGTAGTTACTTGTGCGATTGTATCATTTACTGAAGTTAAATCAGAGATGTAGAAACAATCTTGTCTAGCTTCTACCATGTCAATTACATCAGTAGTTACTGCTGGGTGTAATCTTCTTACGATACCCGGCGTTGCTACCATATTAATATCAAATTCATCAGCGTTTGAAATAGCATCGATTGCTTTCTTATATGCTACCGAACCACTAGCAGTTGAATCAGTTAAATCTAAACCTTGTGAGTTACCAGCTGAGATTGATGCTCCTAAAGCGATTTCTCTAGCAGGACTTAATCCATCAAATCCACCTTGGAATGCTAATGAGAATTGTCTCTTAACCATATCAGCGGTTGCTGAACCAGTCATTTCTAATGAAAGTTGTGAATCGAATCCGAATACTACGTTTGAACCAGTACCAACACTTTCAGGTAGTGGTTTTAAGTAGTTAGCGTTATCTAATTTAACACCAGTTGTTTCGAAATCGAAACCAGCATACTGATAAGGGTTACCAGTTGTGTTTCCATTTGAAGTTGTTTGGTAAACTACTGCAGGTACGATAGTTTCATCAGTTGCCTTAATTGGGTTAGAGTAAGCTCCATGTGCAAATGGTGCAGCTGATACAGGGTAAGAACCTTGTGCTCCACATTGTACTCTAATATATGATGAGTTATTTATCCAATCACCATTTTCAGTAATTTTACCATTTGAATCAACAGTGTAATATCTATCACCAATTACTCTTGCGATGTAATTCGGAGAATCTGGGTCTAAGTTTACATTGTTGAAAGTTTCTAATACTACTTTTCTCTTATCAGTATCACTATAAGAACGGATAGTTATGCTGAATACTGAATAATCAGTTCCACCATCTTCACCCGCTGCTTTAACACCAGAGATAGAAACTTTAAATCTTGTGTTTTCTCCATTTCCAGCTCCTAAAGTATGGAATCTGAATAGGTCATATCTTTCACCGGAGATTAATTGTGATTTGACCCAAGGAGTTGATGCTGAAGATGCATCATAAGTAAAGTTTTGAGTTGGAAGTGCTTCTGCTTGTACAGCTTCACCATTAGCAACTGCTAAGTTCATTCCATCTACTGCGTTTCTAAAGTATGAATAAGAGTATGCATCTTTTGAACCTAATGCAGATACTCCAAATACATCAGTTACATCGTTGTTAGCTGATGAAAGTAATGAAGAAGATACTTCTCCAATACCACTACCACTTACTACAAATGAACCAGATGTAAGTTCTGATGAAGTTACTGTAAAACCACTAAACCCAACTTCTTCATCACCATTATTTGTTGAATGAAGAGATGAGATTAATTTTTTACTTCCATCTGAACCACTAGCTACTAAACCAATAGGTGCTGCTTGTTGGTAACCACCTACTCCTGCTACTCTAACGATTGTTGCAGTACCAGCCTCTCTTAAATAGTTTTGTACTGCATAATCTGTATAGTATGTTCCATCAGGAGTACCAAATTTATCCTCAAACTCACTTTGAGTTCTAACGATTGTGGGAACAAACGCAGGTCCTTGTTTGAAAGGTCCGATGAACGCTGCTCCGATTTCTCCTACACCTTGTGCTAAGAACGATAAATCATTCTCTCTTGTGAATACACCAGGTGATACAATTCTTTCTGCCATATTATCTCCGTATTATTTAATAAACAATTTAGTTATTACTACTATAAATATAACTAAAAGTTTGAAACCAACAATTATTACTCTGAACCACTAACTGGAGTTGGGGTTACAGAACCTGTTGACCAAGGTAAGTCTCCATCACCAATTTCTTCACTAGCATCATCAACCTCGTCAATCTTCTTTTGGATTTGTTCTGAGATATGGTCCCAATATCCAGTTGCTGGACTTGTTACCGAAGATGATACCCATCCACATACTAACTCTTCTGTCAAATCTCCGAAAGCTACGAACTCATCAGCTGAACCTGAATCGAAATCTATTGGAGTTGCTCCAACGAATCTTCCTTCAGTACCTGTTGTTGATTCAGTACCAGTACATGTCCATCTAACGTGTAAAATTACGTTATCAAAAGAACCTACTGTTTTTTTAGTCATTTGGGTTACACCCCAAGAATAAGTTACTGCCATTTTATTTCCTTTTTTTATATATAAATATATAGATTGTTCCCCAAACGGAAAACAATCACCTATAAATATAACCTAAGTTTTCTAAACACAAATATTAAGATATACTTCCAGAGGTTTCTACAAAACTTGAAGATACATGCTCCCATGCTTCTTGAATGAATAAAGATTCACTAGCATATAAATCTGCTTCGTTTACTTCATCATAAAAGAATTCTAAATGGTCTCTACTAATTTCAACACCATTTTCCATAAAAGAAACTCTCTTCACAACACCCAATGATGGATTTTGTACATTCATCTCTAATTTGTTCAAAACTACTACTTTTTCTAATGCCATAATTATTTTATTTCTTTAATAATTCTTTCATCATCTCTTTCAATTCAGAAAGTTCTAACTTTAAATATTCAATTTCTTCTTTTTGAGATTTAACAATATCATTTTGTTCGTTGATTGCATTAACTAATAATGGAGTTAACCTATCGTAATCAACTGTCATATAATCATATCCCAATCGTTGAGCTTTTGGAGCTGGGTGTACAATTTCAGGAAGAACTGATTTAACATCTTGTGCAGATACACCGACTTGTAGTTCATTTCCTTCATATCCAACTAAGTTAGCTTCTTTATTATTTCTATAATAGAAACCTCTCAACTTACCAACTTTATCAAGAGCGTTATCAATATTACCCTCAATATCTTTTAATCTTTCATCTGAGTAGTAAGCGATGACGTTACCTTCAGCGTAAAGAATATCATTAATTCTAAGACCAGAACCTTCAGTTCTTGCTTTCCAACCACCATTGTAGTGTAAGTAAGTGTGTGAGTTTCTGATGTATTGAGTCATCCACTCATTATTCACATCATTGTAAATACCAGCGGTAGAACTATTATCGTGCATAAATACAATTCTACCATTAAGAGAGAATCCATCCCATCCACCAATATTTCCATAAGTTGCAACAGAACCATACTGTCCACCTTCATCTTGTACTGAACGTACACCTGTTCCTCTATCTTGGAAGTAAAGACCTGTTGAACTTCTAGCTCTAAACCAGTTGTTTACATATATACTACTTTGGTTTGATGTAGATGCTGGGTCTACATAATATCCCGTATTATTTGAATCATAATATCTACCAGCATACATTGAACCACCATTACCATTGTTCTCATCTAAAACAGGAATTGTTCTCCAACTTCTCCATCCACTCCAAGAACTTCTGAATCTCAAGTTTGTAATTGGTCCACCAACCATCTGCCATCCGTAACCACCAGTGTTCGAACTACGATAGTGGAATGCCTGCATCCCTACCCAGTGTGATGTACCTGATGGTTGGTTAGGTGGGTTACTCCAAGAATCGATGAAACCAGAACCCCAAGTTGAAACAACATTCATATCTTGTCTACCCCAACCATAAGCACCAGTCCAATAGTTAGTATCACTAGTTTGACGAGGTCTACTTCTATAATATTCACCACTATTTCTCGTATGACCCGGTAATCCCATATAAGCCATCGTTCTATTACTCACACCTTCGAATCTCGTAGAGTGTGCAGATGCACCATCGAAATAATAACCAGTATTATTTGAATCATAAATGATTGGTGCTCTTAATGATGAACCAGCTTGTAATGAATTAGTAACCCAAACATTTCGTGAACCCAACGGGTCAGTTGCGTTATTAATAGACATTACCTGATATGCCATTGTGTAATCATCATAGAAACGCATACCATTATAGTTTGCGTTTGCTCCAAACTTAATACCCGTATGAAATGCGATTCTTAAATCAGGATATCTATAAGACCATCCACCACCTTCTCTAAAGATTGCATATGCTGAACTTCTATCTGATGAGAAGTACATACCATAAGTGTGGTTAGTTGATACACCATATCTATTCCTTAAATCGTTTGAACGGAATGAGTTAAATACAGATGTACTATTTGGGTCAGCGTAATATCCAGTATCATTATTATCATAGAAAATAGGAGTTCTTACATCAGAATTATGTCTAAAGTAATCTGAGTTTAATCTCGCTACTTCATTATTTGAACCAGTACCAAATATAGTTGTTCCACCATCATAGTAGTTAATATATGTAGTATATCCACTAGCTGAATCTAAGTGTAGGTTACCATTTGTAGTTACTACCGATGCAATCGATGAGTTGTTTACGAATTCTCTACCATTACCACCGACTTGTAAGTATCTTCCCCAACTATTGTTAGGTCCGATATAAATTCTTCCTCTAAATCTTGCAGCTTGTCCAGTTGAGTTAGGGTCTACATAATATCCTGTATCATTTGAATCATAGAAAATTGGTGCTCTATAAGAACCTCGTGCTTGTACATATCCACTTTGAGTTCTTTGTTCCCAAGTACCATTATACCGTAATTCTACATATGAGTTTCTAAGCATGTAGATAGCCCACTCATTTTCATAATCATTGTAAATACCAGCAGCATTTGAGTTATCGTGCATAAATACCCAACCACCATTGATTGAATATCCAGCCCAACCATTTCTCGTTCTATCAACTCTCATTGTACCATAGTTACCACCTACAGTATCAATACCAATTCTTGCTTCTAATGTACTACCATCCGAATAGAAGTAAGTACCATTATCATTTTGGTGTCTAATTGCCCAACTTCCACCAGCATCTAAGAAACCGATTTCATTTGAGTTAGTTGCGTAAACATATCCTCTAGCTGAGTTACCAGATGTTGTGAATAAAATTTGTGCAGTTGATGAACTACCAGAATATAATCTCCAACGAGATGATGAATCAGAATACCAATGCATTCCAGTTGCTTGGTTGTATAAACCTTCACCACTATTATCGTTTCTGAACCAGTTTCTTGCGTAGATTTCAGTTGCTCTTAAACCACTATTAAGGTTTGAGAACGCTGAAGGGTCTACATAATATCCAGTATTATTAGAATCATAGAATATCGGAGTTCTCATATCAGAGAAGTGATATAAGTAATCTGAGTTTGCTCTCAACATTTCACTACCACCCCGTAAAATACGGAATGCATATGAGTTAGATGATGCCATTCTTAAATCGATACCATAATCATCATCACCAGTGACAATCATACCCCAGTCATTGTTGTTTGGTTTATCAATCCATAAGATTGCATCATCACCAGAAGCTTGGTTATCAATACCACTCAATCGTAAACCACTCATTCTTGATTGAGTACGTGGGTTTACATAGAAACCACTATCATTTAAATCATAGAAAATATATGATTGTAAATAATCATAGAAAATACCCCAACCATCAACTCTCAAGTTTAGGTTACCAGTATCAGAACTCATTCTGAATTCACCAGCAGTTCCAATGAAATCAATACCA